CTTGGTCACCAGGTGAGCCCTGGAAGAAAAGCTGCTTCGCCGTTATCGCGCGCGGCGACACAACCACAGCGATTACAGTCGAAAGACCAGTGACGACGGTGTCGCTCGCGGCTGCCTGGGTATGTTCGCCGCGGGCGATCCTGTATCCGGCAGCAACTCCCAGCGCCAGGAAGTCAGTGGACTGGCTGGCGGGGTCGACGTTTACTCCGATAGTTTTCGACATTTATTTCCCTTTCTTTCCGGGCTTCGCCGGCGCATCTTCGAACGTCTCTTTTTCGGGCGGCGTGTCATCGCCGATATATTGCGCTCGACCCTCCCGGACGTAGTTCGCGGCGTCGCGCGCGTTGAGATCACAAACGTCGGCGTCGTAGTCAGGGCCGTAATCCGCGCCGTCATGCGAAACGTTTGCCGTGAAGCGCACCCGGCGTGTGCCCGTTGTTCTTTCAAAGCCGACTGCCATGTTTCTTCTCTCCAGATAGCGCCGCGCGAAGCGGCGGCTGTCGTGACTGCACAAATGCCCTCCCTTACGGTCGGGCCCCCGGTTAGCTGTTCGTCAGGCCGGTGCCCTTCGAGAAGGCCGCGGCGTAACGGACCGCGATGTCGGCAAGCAGGAAGGTGGTCACTTCGATCATGCCCTGCTTCTTCAGCCGGTATGGATCGGTGATGACTTCCATCGCGCCCCACTCGCCGATTAGCAGCTCCGGCCAGACACCGAAGACAATGCCGTGGCTGGATCCGCCGGTCGGGGCTGAGCTGTTCATTACTTTGGAGACCTGATTCGAGACCTCGGCGCGATAGCCGTTCATCTCGCCGGCGTTCCAGATGGGAAGCGCGATCGTGTTCGATAATTGGGCCACCTGCTTGGCGCGCCCGCGGATTTCAGGAGTCGTCAGATAGCCCATGCTCCCGACGTCGGCATTGGCGCCCGCGATGTCGGTTTCCATTTCCACAACTTTCGCGTAGGTGATAGCGCCGCCAAAGGCAACGGCGTTGACGCCACTTTGCGCGTAGATTCCAGTGGGCTGGTTTGACGAGCCAAGGCCATGAATTGCCGCCAGATCCACCGCCAGCGCGTTCACCTGAACGAGGTCCTGCTGGACGATGTTATCGACGTTGACCACGCTCTGCGCGAGCAGTTGGCGGGAATACGCGGTGGAACTCTGCAGCGTCTTCGGCGAGAGCGTGACCTGAGTCAGCGCGAGATCCGCATCGGCGACATCGCTGCCGGGATTCTCAGTCACCCAGCTCGCGGAGCCGGCGCCGGTTTGTTTCGGGAAAGCGACATTGCCCTGCAAGCCGGCCAAAACGGTTGCGCCCATGCGAATGACCATGGCGCGGTTACGGAGCATTTCGATGAAGCTGCCGGGCTCGGTAAATACCAGCTCCGCGCCGGCAGTCGACGTTTTCACCGCCAGACCGGAGCGCTGAAGCATTTCTTTTGGCGGAGCACCGCGAAGCGCGAGGCCGGTCGGCATGAAGAAGCCAGCGCGACGCGGATTCAGCCCGAGCGTGCGCTGGATGTCCTGGGAAACCTCATCTTCGAAGCACTGGGCTTTCTCGCTGGTCCGCTCGCCATGTACGTTGCGGACGCCTGCGTCGGCCATGATGGCGCGCGCGATCGAGTAATGCTTTTTCTCAGCGTCCGTGAGCGTTACAACCGAGCCACCCGCCGGTGGAACTTTCGTCACCCAACCGGAGCGCTTTTCATTGATGGCGGTGAGCAGCTCTTCCTCGCTTTTGTTCGTCAGCGCGAACTCGCGCGCCAGCGTCTCGAGCTCGTTCTTGTGCTCGTCGGTGCCGCCGCACTGACGCGCGAAGTCGACGAACTCTTTTTGCCGCAGTTGAATGACGACAAACTTGCTGGTGGGCGGCTGGCCGCCATTTGGGTTCGGATTTTCCATCGTTGCACTCCTCGTCTGAATTTGCTGGGGTGATTGTTGTGTTCCTTTTGGATCGTGAGAGCGTTCGGCATTGTCGCCATGAACAGCGCAATCAGCGTTCTCGCACTCGTCTTCTGAGAGTTCACACTCCGGATCGTCGTCGGTGGCATCGGACATGTCGCGATTGACGCCGACGCTGATGTCTCGCGGAACGCTCGCGATCGTCCCCTCGAGCGGCTCCCAGTCTTTTGATCGATAAGTGTTCGGACCGTCGTCGCTCTTCTTTTCCAGATCCAATTCGTGCAGCACAAAACCGACGCTGGTGTTGCGGCGGATGCCGTCCTGCACGTCCTGGAAGATTTCGTTGGCAAACTCGCTGCGGCTGAAACGCGCGGTCGCCCGCAGCTTGCCTTCTTCGACGCGCACGTTTTCGAGCACGCCAACTTGTTTATCTGCGTTGTGATTCAGCAGAAGCGGTGCGCCTTGGCGCATCCGATCCAACCGAATCGATCCAGGGCTCATGTCCAGAACGATGCGGCCGAACCAGTGCTCGATCGGCGCGTCAGAAGCAATGCTGAGTTCAACGGTGCGTTTGTCGGCATCGATGCCGTTCTCCCGATCGATGACGACGGGCAGGTCATAACGGCGGTTCAGGACCTCTTTGAACTTACCGTTGCCGGTTGGCTTGGGGGAACGTTTGGCCATCGGACTGAGAAATTAACAAACTCTGAAAATGGTTTGAGGGGGAGGGTGGCGCAAAATGCCTCACCCGAGCAGCTCCGAATCGCCGTTTGAGCGGCGGGGCAGCAATTGACTCTCGAATATCGGAAGCAGGCGCGAAGCCTTGTCCCCGCCCGCCTGGTTATCTGTGCCGCCGGCGTCTTCCTGCTCGGTCTCTTTCTTCACCGTGGGCTTTGGCTCGACGGGTGGAATCAGATTGAGACCGACCGCGTCCATGGCTTTGTTTTCTTCGCCCAAATATTTCACGTTGCGGGCAAAATCCTTGCCGCGTTCGTCGCAGTAATCGGTGCGCGAATCGAGGCCGTTGTTAATTGCCAGAATGGCCGCTTGAATGTCCTTCAGCGGGTCAACCCAGTCCCAACCACGCGGCCGCCAGTTGTCGCTGATGCGCGCGTAATCGCGGATGCTGAGCTGCACGGCGCCGGTCAGCATCGCTTGCTTCAGCCAGTTTTGAAACACGCGATGATAGAAGTGTTCGATCATGAAGAGCTGCAGCATCCGCCAGATGTCCCGGTCTTCCAGGAGGCCGGCGCGAATCGACGAGTAATTCACACCCTCGCGATCGTTGGCCAGCGACTCGTATGAGGTCAGCAACGCCGCGCCGATGTCGCGCTTCAGGCTCTTAATGAAGTCGCCGAGGTTCGCGTTGGGGTGTTTTGGATCGTTGCTCTGGACCTTGTAGCCTGGCGGCAGAATCTGCTGGACCGCGCTCTGAAGGTCTCGCGTTGAACCGACCGGAAAATCAGGATGCTCCGGGCTTGGCGATTCGGCCTCGCCCTCTTCGTCTTCGTCGGAAGGCGGGATGATATAGTCGGTGTTGCACGCATTCGCGCGCGAGGCATAGAGCTCGGCGCTGATGACGCCGCCAAGAACGTGAATCGGTTCCATCGCAGCCGCGCCCCACGGCACGCCGCGGGCCTGCAGCTCATCCTCGGTCACGATGAACTTGTGAATGACTTCTGACGCCGGGACCGGAGTGCGGAATGCTTCGCGCGGTTTGTATTCGGCATAGAGATAGTCGGTCTTCGGCCTGGTCAGCCAGTAACGCACCGGCCGATCGTTGTCGTCATATTCGACCGACATCAGCACCCGGTTTCCGCCGTCGATGATGGCGTTGTAGGTTTCGTCGAGCCAGGCCACATCCCGGAAATTCAACGCATAACCGAATGGATTGCCGGCGTTGGTGAGTTCGCGACAGAGGAACTCCCCATCGCGCGCCAGCATGCGCACCGCGAAGGCGCCCACACCCGTCAGCGACATCTTGCCGGAGGCAGTGCAGTTATCCGGCCGTGACCACTCGGCGAACTTGCCTTCGACGTATTGAGCCAGCTCGGCATCGCGCTCGGGGGTCGAGTTCCCATGTGAATCGAAACTCACGCGCAGCGTCATGCCCTGGGAGCCGATCACGTTCGTCTCGAGCAGCGACGAGAACTTCCTCATCACACCATTATTTTGAAACAGGTGACGGTTCCGAGCGCGCAACGCTCGCAGGTCATTGCGCAGATCCGAATTAGCGGTCGTGTGCCAGGTGGGCCAGTCGGCGGTCAGGTTCGTATAGCGCGCGGCTTCCCAGCGACGTTGAAGTGTCGCTTTGCGTTCCGCTCGTCGCTCAGCCTTGCGCCGCTCGGCGACGATCTGAGACATCGGAGGAAGATCCAGGTTGAGGGACTGAAGAGCCATCGATTTACATTAAGAAAGAAGCGCCGAAACAGGCCCAGCCGGCATAGAAAATCCGAGTAGAGTTCCGCCATGCCGCTATGGCAAAGCAAACAACCGTGGCAACTTGAAATATGAACTTCAGGTTTTTCATGTTGGTCGAACGAACCGGGTGCGCACGAAGCGGAATGCCGACTCGCCTTTCGCGGCGCGGGCCCGGCGCACTTCCTGGTTGTAGAGCTGCTGAAACTTTGTCTCGGCGATCATCAGCTCGGTGATCGTCATGAATTGGATTGTTGTATTGGCGATTGTGCGCTGCTGTTGGGCCGCGGTTGCGCGATTTGCAATCGCCGCGCGAATCGCATCCAGCGTTTGCTTTGTCTCAGAACGACCGTCATACGCTGTGCCGGCGTCGAGATCGAAGAGGTTCGGCTTGACTGTCGTTTTGCCGTCGCCGACCTGGTACTCTTCATCGTCTTTGGTTACCCAGGCCTGCCAGTAGTAAACGCCGGCCGTCAGGTTTGAAGTTGATGGATCGTCACCCGTCGAGGTCGCGGGAATTGTTATCAGCCAATCGCTGCCGTCAGCGACCACCAGCGGATCGCCTTCGATGTCCAAACCCGCGCCGGCGCCGCGAAAATAATAAGCAAGCAACCAGCCGTCAGAAGCTTTGTAGTCACTGAGAGACTTTCGCCACTTCAGGGTTTGGCCGATGGTGATTTCAGCGGGTTCGAAAGTGGGGATCTGCGCCGACATGATTTGCCAGGCGCGAAGGGTAACAAACTGAGGGCGTGGGTTTGAGGGTGAGGGTGGCTCAAAAAAGCAGGGATGAAGGATGAATGCGGAGGGATGAAGTTTACCAGCGGCGCGGATTGTAGCCGCCGGGGCGGCGCGGGACGCGGAACGAGCTCGGTGATGATGGCTGGCGGGTGGCGGGTGATGGTTCGGGCTCGCCGCCGTGACCGTCACGGCCGTCGTCATCCGGTTCGTCTGGCTCATTCTTCGGTGCAGCAGCGCCGGCGCGCTTGAGCGCCTCGACTGACTCGAGCAGGACCTTTTGATAACTCTTCAGGTTCGGTTTCAGAATTTCCTTGGCGGCCAAGTTGCCGACGAGACAGTCCCAGGCTTCGTTCCGGATGCCCTCGCGAATCGGTATCCAGCGGCGGACCGGATAGCCGCGGTGAAAGGTTTGAATCGCGCGCTCGCTCCGGACCTGCGCGAAATAGTCATCGTCGTAAGGGTTGCTCGCCGGGAAGTGATACGAACCAGGTCCGCCAACCCAGCGGCCCTCTGGCCCCCAACCGATCTTGAGTGCAGCGAAGACACGGTCTTTCGCGGTCTCGGTGCCGATCGTGTACAGCGCAACGTTCAGCCGGCCGACGCGACTCGGTTTCTTCGGCGCTATCGGCCGGCCAGGCACTGACGCGCCCTTCGTGGCCCAGTACAGGCGACGCATCCGGCCCTCGCGCCAGCGCCAGAGCTTCGGCGCCGCGGCTTTCTTGCAGAACTCATAGACCGCGTCTGTGCAGTTGCCGCCGGTATCGATGCCGCCGCAACGGACTTTCACTTTCACGCCGAGCTCATGCTTCCACTCGCGCTCGAAATAGTCCCAGACTTCATCCCAGACCGTGGTCTCGCCCTGCACTTCGACGCGTGACGGGTCGCCACGAAAGACTTTGTAGTCAATGGACCAGCGTTCGTCGTCGACGCCCCAGCCGGCAACCTCGCACTCAACACGGTCGAGCTGCACGTCGATGAAGAACGTCAGAAGGACGGCGCCGGCGGGAACTTCGGCTTTGTATTCTTCGGTGCGGAACTCCAGATCGTCCTTGTCGATTTCTTCCCAGGGCTTCCAGAGCTCGCCCAGCGTGGTGTTTACCCAGACCTGTTTTGCCAGCAGTGAGTTTTCGCGAGCGGCTTCGGTCAGCTCTTCGGCCATCTGGGCCATGCTCACGAACGTCGACGCCAGGCCGGGAAACCAGAAGCCGGCGACGCCGTTGAAGGCCGGGTGTGAATACCAGTCCCACAGATCCAAATGGCCGACGCCGGCGGCGACCGCGGCCTGAGAGATCCAGCGGTAGCGATAAAGCATATCGAGGCGTTCGTCTTCGTCGAGAATCACCGCGCAGTGAGGGCACATGTATTTTGCCTGACTCGCTGGTAAGTCAATCTCGGACCACTTAACGTTTTTCCATTCGGGCTTTTGCCATTCATCGCAGCCGGGACATTGACACCAGAACTCACACTGGTCTGATTTGCCGTAGGCTTGCGCGATGCGCGAACGGCCTTCGATCGTCGGCGACGACGTCATGATGACCAGGGCCTCGCCGGTTTGCTGGTATTGCGTGGTGCGCTTGCGGGCCAGCGCGATCGGATCGCCCTCGGCATCTTCACCGCCGCCGGCGCTCCGTGGGAAGCGATCGATTTCATCCAGCAGCAGCAGGCAGATGTCTTCGGCAGCCAGGTCCGCGGGTACGTTCGCGCTCGCGATCGTGATGTGACCGCCAGGGAAAACTTTGTGCATGCGCGTGTTGCCGCTGTCACGCACGCGCGGATCTTCAACCAGGCTGCGCAGCACGGGTGTCTCGCGGATGAGAGAGTCCAGACGATCGCGCGAATACTTTTCGCCGGCTTCCTTCTTCGGCTGGACCATCATGATCGGCATCGGCTCGATGTGCATTGAGCGGCCGATGTAATTGTTCAAGACGCCTTCGGTCTTTCCCCAGCGTGAGCAGCCGCCGATGACGATCTCTTTTACGCGGACGTGACTGCCGGCAATTAGCATCTCGCGTAAGCCGGGCACGCGATCGGTGCGCCACTTGGAGCCGGTATCGGGTCCCTGGGAGACGGTGCGATAGGTGTCGGCCCAGTCGGCGGCGGTTAGATTTGTGTCCGGGATCGCGGCGCTGATGGCGTCGTGGAAGATTGATTGAATGGGGGTCGGGGTCATGGCCTCATGAGCTCCACCATGATTGCGGCCCAGATGAGTTTGCATGCTATGTGCAGTGCCTGGTCTTGGTTGAAAGTCAGCTTGCCTTCACATTTGGCGAAATCAATATATGCGTGAAGCACAAACTCACCCGTGGCGAGAATCCATGAGCGAGTGACCCAAAAGACTCCCGCGGCTTGAATGAACGCATGGGCGAACAGCGCCTGGTACCAGGGTACGCCGGGAAGCGGCAATCTGTGGTTCTTGGCTTTGGCGAGAAATTCTCCTTGCAATGGATAGTCGCAAATATAGTGAGAGGCGAGCAGCTTCAGAAACACAGCCAGCTTGAAAGCGATGATGCTGATGCTCATTCGAACATCTCCGGATAGTCGCGCTTCAGCTCGGTGAAGATTAGCCCCTGGTCGGTCTCGCCGGTGCGCTGCAGGTCGATGTCGCTTTTGCACCGTCGCAGGTCGCGGGCTTTCTCGCGCCAGTAACGTTTGACCAGGCGCGTGTAGAGGGCTTTGAAAATCTTTGTCAACTCGTCGCGGACCTCGCGCAGTATCTCGTCCCGGATTGAGCCGATGCGCTCTTCGTATTCGAGCTCTTTCAGTTTCGCCTGGGCCAACTGGCTGCGGATTTTCGCGTCAGTCAGTTTGGGATCGTCGGCAGCTTCCAGGATTTGCTTGACCGTCAGACCGCCCTTGCCTTTGTCGACGAGACGGAACCCTTTGAACTTTTTCTGTTCGAATGCCGGCTTGACCTGGCCACTGCGCAGACGCTTGGTCACGGTCGCGCGATCCAGCATGAAGGTGTCGCTGAGCGCGCTGATTGAATAGACACCCCGCGGCATGTTTGGTTCGTTGGGATCTCGAGACGGCGCGGCGAACGGCCGCGGCTCGGGTTGCTGGGTGCGCACTGCAGAGACGAAGGCCGCGACCACCTGCTCGACGCCTGAATCGTCGGGCAACGTGGCGAGAATCTCGTTGATGGCCCGGCGACTGAGGCCGGTGAGCGCGGCGGCTTTGGACGTTGAAAAAGTCAGATTCATTTATGCGACGAACTTAATGCGCCGCGGGCCGGTGGCGGTTTTGTCTGTGGCGGGGACGCTTCGTTCGTTGTGACGCACGCGGTCCCTGAGACGCAGCAGCGCGTTGATTTCCTTCTGAACTGCGAGCGCCGTCTTGGTTTCCTTGGCAGTCACCGCGGCCTGGTAGAGAGATTCCAGCCGGCCGAGTGCTTTGCCGACTTCCGAATCGAGGTTCAGCACTTCCGCGGTTTTGACGAGACGCTCGGTCGCGCGTTCGATCACGTCAGCGAGGACGCGCTCGGTAAGGCCCCACTTGTTCACCCTGGCGTGTTCGGAAATCTGGTCCGGAGTCAGGCCACGACAAAAGAGCTGATAAACCTCGCGCGTCGCCTGCTCCGACGTCAGCTTTTTCGCTTTTGATTTCTTGGCTTCAGTCATTTTCAACGGATTGCCAAAGTTGAATCGCATCGGCGACGTTGGCGAACAGCTCCGTAAGAGTATCGCCCTCCGTAATGCAGCCAGGCATTTCCGGAATCTCTGCCGAGAAGCCGCCTTCGTCCTCTTCTGCCGGCGTTACCACTACCGTGAATTTGTTTACCATGTTGATTTTTCCCTTGTTGATGAAAGTGCGCAAAACTTTCTGGAGTAAAACCTCCCCCGCAGTGGCGCGTTACCCGTGTTTCGCAGATCGCGTGGAAGGACCCGCGACCCGGAAGTAGACGTGGTCGGTCGGGTGGCCGTCGCGATGCCGCCGGGGCGGCCGCCCCTCGCGCGTGACCTCTTCAATCTGCTTCGCCTTCACGAGGAACTTTATATCCGAACGCAGGGTTTGTTTGTCGTACCGGGTGGCGTCTAACAGCTCGTCTTCATCGAGCATCTCGACGTCTTCCCCTGCCAGCTTGGCGACTATCTCACGCCGCCGGATGCTGGCCGGTGTCAGTTGCTTGCGGACGTACCATTGCAGCTTTCGAATCTCAGAGTCGAAGCGCGGATACTGCTTAGCCAGTGATTCAAGGATGCGGGCCAGCGCCAGTGTCTCGAGCTCGTCATCAGTG